ATATGGGTCTGAAATTATGTCTCATTACGCAAGCCATATTACAACACAAATGAATGATGCTACATTAGGAGAGGGCGAACCATCCGGATATAGCTTTCTATCGTCCAATATGGACAAAGTCGTTTCAGAAAAATTCACTTATTTCGATTCTTCCCCACAAGATCTAAGCGCCAAAGGGAATGGAGGAAATCGACAAATGCATCATTATGTTTCAGCAACAGAGGATATACTGAGTATCAAAACACCACCAGATACATATAAACCGAATAAACTTTCGAGTTCTGTTACTGTAGATAGTTTACAACAACAACGCAATGAAGAAATGTCGAAATCTGCACAGAAAGCGCCACCATTCATGCCACAAAATATCTAAATAAATATTAACAAATATAATAAATATAAACACTACTTATTATATAGTGTAACATGCAGTCGGAAAAGTCGGTCATCACAAAAGCGTTCAACAAACAATTCTTTGATTTTCTAGAAGACATTATCTGTGTATTTCCGGATAACAATGAAATCCAAGTTGCAAAGTCATATTTTATTACAATCAAAAAGGCGAATCCTACTTGTCTGATCAAAGTATGGTATGAATATGTGTATAAACCTTATTCGACCGAAATTGACCAAGGAGACATTATGTTTTTCCTTACGAAAGATTATTCGAGTGATGTGCATCTAAACAAAGACTATGTACTCAAAGTAATTGACGAGTCCTTGAGAAAACCATTGCTTTCTATGGACGAAACAAACAAAGCACACTGCGCAAAGTATGTAAAGATTTTAACCGATCTGTGCAAACGATACAATGAAAACTAATAATAATACATTCAATACGGATTATTATTTACAATTTGTTTGTTTTGTTTTGTTTTGTTTTGTTTTGTTTTGTTGCATAATGTTTATTGCTCTTCTTTGTAATTCTTCTCGAAATTTATCATATGTAAAATCTGACCTGGTTCCATTGATTCTACATACGACGCAACCACAGATCGTTTTATTTTCATCTTCTCTCCTCTTACAACCGATGGAATGTAAATGGTTTTATGGATTTGACTAATATGATAGTAATACTTTTTGTGTATCTGTCCTTTGATCGTTTTTGCAACAAAATTCTTGAAATACGTCTGATGTAAATTTGTAATGAATCGACTCAATTGGTCTTTGAAATTGAAAAACATTTCACGGTAATGAGGGAAATACCGCAAGAACTGGTTCACTTTTCCCAATTTCAACAAACACAAATAGTGGAATTGTAAATTGAAATTGTTTCCACGAATCTCTTTTGCTTCTTTGTAATTCGGGTTCATTACTTCACATCTTTCCCCGGTTACCACATTCGAAATACTGATTCCCATTGTTTCTTTCACGGTTTGTAAATCGTCAAATGTTTTTTTGTATTCTCCCAGACTAGAATGGTTTGAATATCGTTTTGGGAAATAAATCAAACTATCTTTGTGGTCAGATAGAAATGGGAATGTTTCATATTCTAGTCTCGATACATATCGAATATGGTTTTCTTTGTCGTCGTAATGTAACTCGCACACCGAAACCAAATACATCTTAGGTGATTCTATACGGCATACCATTTCGTTATGAGGATGTTGTAATACGAAACCATAACAAAAACGTTTGTCAAAATCATTCAAAAACGGTAGATCTGTTATCGACAAACCCGTCTGTGTCGATTCCGGTTCACGAAATGCATCCATTGCCATCGTTAAAAAGGTATGATTTGGTTCGGAAGGATTGGTTTCATCGTCGTTGTTTTTGTTATGGTTGTGATTGTTGCGAAAATACGAATAATTTCCACCGATCGCATTCGCGGTAGACATTTGCCAATTCTCAATTCTTGCATCGTAAAATAGATACACAATTGAACCTTCGATTAATTCAGTGACACATATATCCTCATACAAAGCATCAAATAACTCATGAGGCGTACTGATTGGATTACCAATACTCAGAATCCGATTTGTCTCAGGATCGAGAATAACTGTATTGTAGTTTCTGCGCAAAGTATCCGTGTTACACAAATAATCCTTATCTGCATTCAATATTGAATACTTGGTTTCCTTGAAATCATATTGCTTTGATCTAATATTGATTTTGGTTATTGTTTCAATAGATACATCGACCTGCTCAACATGGACGGGTCTTGACATAATATGTGTCATTATTGATTCTTACTGCCTTTATTTTATATCACTTTTCGAAATCAATAACAAAACACCTTTGTAGAAATAAACTTAAAAAATTGATTTAATTCTTATGTATTCCCTGGTAGCATTATTGAATGATGACCTCCGTAAACGAACAACAAACTCAAAGTGCATATGAACCGGGAATGACACAGGCAGAAATGTTACTTGATCATATTGATGATTATAACCAAGCACCTTTCGATATTCTAGGTTCTTATTTTGAAGGGAAATCTCTAGAACGACTTACCCGTCATCAACTCGAATCTTACAACCAGTTTGTGAACTATCAAATGCAAACTACCATTGATATGTTCAATCCGATTGTGATTCATTCAGACAATGACTATAACGAAGATACCGATGAATATGGTCTGACTGTGAAAATACGTTTGATTAACTTGAAATTCTACCCTCCACAGATTTATGAAAACAACGGGGCGACAAAAATTATGATGCCTCAGGATGCACGACTTCGTAATTTCACATATTCAGCAAGTACTACTGTTGATCTACAAATACAATATATTGTACGTGACGCAAATAACGACGAGAAAACAATAGAAAAAATGATACCCAAAATAAAAATTTGCAATCTTCCAGTGATGCTTAAATCGTCCATCTGTATTTTGAAACAATATGAAAATGTTTCGTCGTTGCAAACCGGCGAATGTTCTATGGATTGTGGTGGATATTTCATTGTAAAGGGATCGGAAAAAACAGTATTGTGCCAGGAACGTGCTGCCGAAAACAGAATATACGTGTTTAGTGGAGTAAATACACCGAAATGGGATTGGGTTGCTGAATTCAAGTCTGTACCTGATTTCAAGTGCATTTCACCAAAACAAGTCGAAATGATGGTCGCGTCGAAAATGAATTTGTATGGAAAAGGAATCTATGTGGTCATACCTAGATTGAAACAGAAAAAATACATTGAATTGTTCGTTCTATTTCGTGTATTGGGCGTCTTGTCCGACAAAGAAATATGTCAAATCATTCTGTTAAACACAGATACCGAACATCATAAAGCAATGATGAATTTCTTACAAGCATCCATTGAGGATGGGAAAAAAGTACTGAATTGCATGGATCATGAGACAAATGTAACGAATTGCATGGATCATGTTCAAGACGAAGCGTTTGATATACTCATGTCAAATGTAGCGTATAACACATACAATATAACCCGACAACAGGCAAATAACCCAGACCGAAAAAAAGAATTTACCCAAGAAATGATACAGAACGAATTCTTTCCTCATTGTCGCACCATGAAACAGAAAATATATCTACTCGGAATGATGGCAAACCGACTCATACGAACCGCATTGAAATTGGATACTCCAGACGATCGTGATTCTTATTTGAATAAACGCATTGAACTTACTGGCTCTCTTCTCAATAACCTGTTCAGAAATCATTACATACGATTTGTAAAAGACGTGGAAAAACAAGTCACCCGCGAAATCAACCAAGGTGCATGGAAATCCACCGAAAACTACGACAATATCATCAATATGACCAATATATATAAAATCTTCAAATCGACTACTATTGAAAATGGTATCAATCGTGCGTTATCTACGGGTGATTTCAGTGTAAAACAATCCAATAGTAGTAGTAAAGTCGGTGTTGCTCAAGTCTTAAATAGATTGACATATTTGGGTACTCTCAGTCATATTCGGCGTGTAAACACACCTCTTGAAAAAAGCGGAGAACTAATTGCTCCTAGAAAACTACATGGAACATCATGGGGTTTCTTATGCCCGGTCGAAACACCAGAGGGTCAATCGATTGGTGTTGTAAAGAACTTGTCTTTCATGACACACATGACCATTCCGACACATTCTGAATTCCTTTATGAATACGTAAACCCGTTTACAATTTTGTTAGAAGATGCGAAATCGTCGACTGAATTATTTGACGAAGTGAAAGTCATCATCAATGGTACTTGGGTAGGTATTACAAAAGACCCTATTTCGTTGTATCAAGATCTAAAAGACAAAAAGTACAAGGGAATCATAAATATATACACCGCTATTGTGTTTGACTACAAACGCATGGAAATTCGTATTTGCAGTGACGGTGGTCGTATGGTTAGACCTGTATTGCGTGTGAAAAATAACAAAGTCATGTTGACGAACGAGATTGTACAAAAACTTAGAGACAAAGAATGGAAATGGACGGATTTAATTTTACATAACGATAAAGGAGACTCTGTCATAGAATACATCGACGCAGAAGAACAGAGTTTTGCAATGATAGGCATGAAAACCAAAGACAAATATTTACATAACTTGCATCCAGATTTCCAATCAAATGAAAAACTTCGTATACAGTATACACATTGTGAAATCCATCCATGTACATTGTTAGGGGTACTCGGTTCATGTGTTCCGTTCCCCGACTATAATCAAGCTCCTAGAAATACATATCAATGTGCTATGGCGAAACAAGCTATCGGTGTATGTGCTATGAATTACGACAAACGCATGGATAAAACATTGTACACACTCAATTATCCTACACGACCCTTGGTAGACACACGAATGATGGATTTTCTTCAATTGAATCGCATTCCATCCGGTTGTCAAATCCATGTGGCGATCATGTCTTACACTGGATATAATCAAGAGGATAGTGTGTTGATAAACAAATCCGCGATAGATAGAGGACTGTTCTTAGCTACGATTTATCATACTGAAAAAGACGAAGACAAAAATATCATTCGGGATGAAATTATCCGGTGCAAACCAGATCCCGCAAAAACGAAATCGATCAAACATGGCAATTATGGAAAGATAAACGCACATGGATTCATACCCGAAAACACAGAAGTAGAAAACAGGGATATCATTATTGCCAAAGTTGTACCTATCAAAGAAAATCGCAATGATCCTACCAAAGTAATCAAATATGAAGACCAAAGCAAAAGTTTCCGTACCACAGAAGAAACGTATATCGATAGAAATTATTCTGGGAGAAATGGAGACGGGTGCAACTTTGCAAAAACACGTGTACGAACCACTAGGAAGCCAGTAATTGGCGATAAATTCTGTATTAAAGAATCAAGTTTGATCCTTACTGATAGAGGATGGATTCAGTTTAAACATATTGATACCAAAATGCACAAAGTAGCTACTTTGGAGAACGGAACAAATCTGAAATATGTGAATCCTTCTGCAAAATACGAATTTGATTGTGTAAATGAACCATTATACATGATGGAAAGTCAACAAGTCAAAATGGTTTGTACAATGGACCACAAAGTATATGCAAAACGACGAGATCATGCAAATTATGAATTGATTGAAGCAAAACATATCATCGGAAAACGTATCAGTTACAAAAAAAATGCAGTCAATGTACACATGAAAAAATATCAAAAAGAAATAGAATCACTTGTAGTTGATAAAAATAATGATGCATGGACCATTGTGACAACTAGTCTTTCGCAATCAGAAGATATTCAAATCAAATGCCTTCATGCGGGTTGGTCTGCTACAATTTGTGAACAATCAACAAACGGTTTCATCATAGTGGTTGTAAACAGAGAAGACAATACACCAATCGTAAATGATGATCATTGTGAAAATAGACAAAACGAAACAACTGTATATTACACTGGAAAAGTTGGGTGTATTGAAGTACCAGAAACACATATATTTTACTACAAAGATGATCTATATTCTCCTCCTCTATGGACTGGTAACTCAAGTCGGCATGGACAGAAAGGAACGGTTGGAAATATCTTGCCTGAATCAGATATGCCATTCACGAAAGATGGATTGAAACCGGATCTCATTCTCAATCCACATGCGATTCCTTCTCGTATGACTATTGCGCATCTGAAAGAAACGCTTCTAGGAAAAGTATTGATTGAATTGGGAATGTTTGGCGACGGAACGAGTTTTGGAAATTTAGATGTACAAACCATTGCGGAAGAATTACAACGCATTGGGTTCGAAAGTTACGGGAATGAAGTGATGTACGACGGCCACACTGGAAAACAAATTGAAACAAGTATATTTGTAGGACCGGTCTTCTATCAACGACTGAAACACATGGTAAATGACAAAGAACACAGTCGATCCATTGGTCCTGTAGTGAACCTTACTAGACAACCCGCAGAAGGTAGAAGTCGTGATGGTGGATTTCGTATTGGTGAAATGGAACGTGATGTTATGATTGCGCATGGAATATCGAAGTTTTGTAGAGAGCGTATGTATAATGTGTCGGATAAGTATGCAGTTCATGTATGCAAACGATGTGGAATGATTGCTACTTTCAATAATGG